CGAGATCTCGGTGTAGGCGCCGACGTTCTTGGGGCTGAGTGCCATCTGGCCGAGGACCAGCGCGCTTTCGGTGATGGCCGTGGCTTCGGTGGAGAGCCAGTAGGCCGTGGCACCGCTGCTCTGACGCGGCACGGTAATGCTGTCGGTCAGCCCGCCGAGACGCCGTGCGCCGAGGGCGAACAGGACGGTCGCGTTGCGGTACAGCTCGATGAAGCCCTGGTTGCTGGTGGAGACCATGTAGCCGCCGCCGCTGCCGCTGGCCACCGTGAGGTCACGACGGCCGGTGGCACGCGCCACGCGGCGGGCGACTTCGCGCTTGATGGCGGCATCCGACAGGTCCATGCTGCGTGCCTGGATGTCGAAGGGCACGTAGAACGCGTTGTTGCTCTGCGGCGGGCGGTTGAGTCGCTTCTGGATCTGCTGGTGGGCCTCGTACTCGAGGCCGGCTTTCTTCCAGTTCTGATCCAGGGCGGCCCCGATGGCACGCAGGAGCGAGTACTGCTCGGTCTCGCGCTTGGACATGCCCAGATTGCCGACCACTTCGTTGTTCTCGGCGCGTTCTTGCAGGATGCGGATGACGTCCTCCGCCGCCTGGTCGGCCGTTTTGCCGGATTCGACCCAGCCGCGGATCACGCCGGCGTCGATGTTGTTCTGCTCGCCGAGGCGGGCCAGCTGCTCGCAGCGGGCGCGCTCGAGCTTGCGCACGTTCTCGGCGGAGAGGGTGGAGGACGGATCGGCGGTTGCGCCCGCCGGGGCGTTATCGGTGACCTGTGCGGTCATGGTCTTTGCTCCTGTGGAGGTGCCTTGCGGCGGGTGGGACTGCGATGTTTGTGTTTGCTGCGAAAGCGGTTCGTGCGAGCGGCCCACGCCGACGGACGCGTCGGCGGGGACGGTGACCAGGCTGTTCTCGATGGGCTCCCAGTCGACGACGCGGTAGATCGTCGGCTCGTCGGAACCCCGTTCGAAGGCGCCGAACCGCTCGTCGAGCATCCGGCGGAAGGCGGCGACGTCGCCGCGGGCGGTTTCGTGCGCGCGGGTGCGGATGCCCTCGAAGGCGACACCGTCGAGCACGCGCTCCGCCGCCTTGCCCTTGACCGTGGTCTGCTCGATCACCTTGTGGATCTCGTAGCCGGTGCTGGTCTTGGTGAGCACGCCGCTCTTGACCAGGGCGATGGTGTCGCGCCCGGCCTGCGTGGCCGAGGTGATGCGCACCTTGCCCCGCATGACCCGATCGGGATCGCAGCGCACGGAGTCGGTGACGTGCACGCCGCGCAGGTCGTTCCAGTTGTGGTTGTAGAGCAGGCTGGCGCCGTCGTTCAGGCGACCGAGACGCACGGCGGATTCGGAGCAGTCGAGGACCTCGACGCCCCACCAGCGCTCGTATGGTTCTTCGGAGGCGAACGCCATGTCGACGACGTAGTCGCCGCTTTCCTGGCTCTCTGCGCGCTGCTGGTCGATGGTGTGGGTGCGATAGAGCATGGGTTACCTCATCGGAATGACGCGACCCGCGGCGGGTGCGTCGTCGTCGGATTCATCGTCGCCGGCGGCGGCCGGGTCCTCGGGGTCTTCCGGTTCGCCCGAAGGCGCCTTGGTCGGCGCGGGCGTGGCCTGGACGGCGGGGTCGGTGTCAAACTGCAGGCCGGCCTCGCGCATCATTTCGAGCTCGTGCTTGCGCTCCTCGATCACGTCCTCGAGGTCGCGGCCCTCGCCGGTGCGGGCGATGACATCGGAGACAGTGGTGAAGCCCGCCCGCACCGCCGCCATCTGCGAATCCACTTCCTTCGCCGGATCGATCCAGCTCCAGCCGCGCGGCTTGAACTTGATGCACTCGTAGCGCTTCGGATCGGCGATGTACTCGCCCACGCCGAGGCCTTCGACGGCGCCGCCATAGACGGCGGCCTTCAGCCACTCGCGGTGCAGCGGCATCCGGAAGTTGCGGATCCACCAGAGCTGCAGCGTCCGCCACAGGTCCCGGTCATCGAGCAGGGCGAGACGCGAGCTCGAGTAATTGCTCTGGCTGTAGTCGCGCGAGAGCGATTCGTACGACACGCGGATGCCGGCCGCCACTTCTCGCAGCATGTAGCGGAGGAACGGATCGATGGCGGTGTTGGGGCGCGCCGGGTTGTGTTCCTTGAAGGTCTGGCCGGGCTTCAGATAGTCGATGACTCCAGGCTCGAAGTTCGTGCGCTCCTCGCCATCGGTCTCGTCGGTCTCGTCCACGATGGACTTGACGGCGGCGATCGCGTCGATGGACGTCTCGACGAAGCCCATCTGTGTCGCGCTGTTGCGCGCGGCGATGATCTCGGCCTCGGAATAGCCGTCCATGTCGTTCAGGCGCCGCGCAGTGGCATGCAGCCAGGGCTCGCCCCGCGACTGGGGCCACCGGTCGACGATGTACAGGTGCCAGATCTGGTCGGCCGGCACGCGCACCAGTTCTTCGGTACCGGCACGGGTGCGCCGCAGATCTCCGGGATGCCCCTTGCGGAACCAGTACGCCAGCGGTCGCTGGAACTCGTCGACCTCCACCCCCATGCGCACATCCGCGCCGCTGACCGGCGACCGGGTGAGGGTGTCCGCCAGGCGCTCGCCCTCGATCAGCTCGAGCGCGAAGGGCACGCGGGAGGTCCCGAAGCGCCGATAGTGTTTCCTGAAGATGACCTCGCCGGCTTCGAAGATCTGGCCTTTGGCCTGGCGTTCCAGGTCGGCGAAGTGCAACTTGCCGCCGGTGTGGCAGTGGTCCGCCTGACTCCACTCTTCCCAGGCCGCTTCGATCCCGGCGTTGATCTTGGTGAGCAGCCGCTTGCGGTTGTTGCGCACCTGGGCCTGCATGCCCATGCCGGCGCCGATCACGTTGTTGACGACGATGACCTTGGCCCGCTTGGCATACGCGGCATCGCGCACCAGCGCGCGCGAGCGGTTGCGCAGGGCCGTGAGCGAGCTGTCCAGCTCGGCATCGGCGCTGGTCTGGGCGGCGTTCCAGCCGGCCGTGGCCCGGGTGACGCGGGCGTTGTGGTACATGCGCACGGCGCGCTTGGACGCAGGGCCCATGGGAACGTTCTTGATATCGAAACCCGCCTGCTGAACCGGGGCAGAGATCGACGCAGTTGATTCTCCGCGTTCGATCGCAGGCTCGTTCACGCTGACGGAAGGCGCCGGACGAACAAAGTTGACGACGCGGGACCACAGCGAGCTATCCACGGAGGGTCCTCACGTAGACGCGGTTGGGGTTCTTCAGGCCTTTGCGCAGCGCATCGGCGTGCTGCTCGCGCTCCACCTGGACTTCCCAGTAGTTGATGATGGTGAGGATCTCGGCCGGGCTGTTGAACGTCATGGAGACGTCCCCGATCGTGTAGCTCTTGCGGCCCGGGTTCGCGCTCATGCTGGCGAACGCGGCCTTGGCTTGCGCCAGCGCGATCTCGGCCTGCGTGCGCGTGTCGGTCCCGCCTGCGATCACCGCCGGATCCGGCTTGAGCCTGAGCTGGCCCTGGCCGACGGTGTACCGCGCCCCGGAGATCTCGATGTACGCCGACCAGGCGTATTCGCCGGCGATCCAGGCCGCCGTGGTGGCTGCGCCCACATTCACGCGGTAGGCGTCCCCATTGGCATTGGCCGTGATCACGTAGGCCGAGCCGCCGGAACGAGGCACCAGGCGATACTTGAGCGTGTAGCCGCCGCTGGCCGGATACTCGGGCACGGTGGTGTCGAACTGGAGGGTGTCGCCGACGAAGAGCTCGGTGATGTTCATGCGGGCTTCCTCAGCGTGCTGCCGCCAATGCGACTCGACCCGCTCAACGTGCCGCCGCCGATCCGGCGAGAGTCAGCCAGGCCGCTGGCACCGATGCGACGAGCTCGAGGCAGTTCGGGATCGGCGGACCAGATGTCGACATCGACGCCGGCCGCGACGGCATTGCCGACCGCGCACGCGATGGTGACGGTGCCGCTGCCGATGCTGATCCCGGCCTGCACACCGGCGGCAACGGCATTGCCGACGGTGCACTCGAGCGTGAAGCCGGTGGTGATGGAGGCCTGGACGCCGGCCGCGACCGCATTGCCGACGCTGGCGTTGATGGTCGTGCCGGCGCTGATCGTCGCCTGCGCACCGGCCGCCACGGCATTGCCCACCGTGCAGTCCAGCGTGGTGCCGCTGGTGATGGAGGCCTGCGCGCCCTCGGCCACCGCATTGCCGACGCTGGCGTTGATCGTGGTGCCGGCGCTGATGTTCGCCTGCGAACCGGCCGCAGCCGCGTTGCCGACGCTGGCGTTGATCGTCGTGCCGGCGCTGATGTTGGCCTGCGCGCCGGCGGCGACGGCGTTGCCGACGGTGCAGTCGAGGGTGACTCCCGTGCTGTAATCGGTAGCAACTAGCGAGTCGACGCGACCATACAGCC